TAAAATGTCATCAAGTATATTATTGACTTTTTGTGACCTGCTTATAGATTTTTTGTTTTCCGAAAGTGCCATTGAAATTCTACTTCTACTCTGACCCTCCGGGTTCAAGTAGGCTCCAGGTGTGGAAGGCTCTGAGACAATATCAAAACAAATAAGCTGGAAGTCGTCTTCTACCATTATTGTTCCATTAGCTCCCTCAGAAACAGAACCTAGTCCTCTAGAAGAGATTCCAAGCTTGACACCCGACTTTAACAGAGCTTTTAATACTTTTCCAGATGGAGTATCTAACACTTCAATCTTACCCATTACATTATCTCCATCCCACCAAGTCTTAGAGACTAAGTGTGAGGAGTTCTTCAAGTTCACAACCGAATCGTCAGGGTGATCTAGTTCTCCCAAGGCGCGTCGTTCGCTAATGGCTTTTTGATAACTCTCTATTTCTCTTTGTAGAGTCTCTTTGCGGTAAATACGGCCATTGCCGTTCTTTGTGCCCGCCTTCTGGATTACTCCGACGAGATAAACAGAGCCATCATCTACTTTGCGCTTCTCGTCTTCAGTTAATACGGTCAGATCACAGATGCCGTCAGGGCATAATTGAAAATATTCTTGTAAAAGTTGTTTTGACACTTTTTAAGTTCCTCACTTAAGATTGGATTTTAGAGCTTCAAGCTGCTCTTCTAATTGAGCAATTCGTGCGGCTGCATCAAATTCCTCTTCTACAGTCTCTTCTTCCTCGACAACTTCTTCGGTAACTTCCTCAGTAGTCTCAGTAACTGCCTCTTCTGATACAGTCTTTTGTAATTCTTCTTTAATAATTTGTTTTAGTAACGATCTAGTAAGTTTCATTATATTATTCCTTTAAAATATTATTTGCAGGCATCACCTGCGCGAGTTAGCTACCCTTGCAGCAGCGTCTTACCTCTGGACAATTTCTCTTTCGCATCAGTACGATTCTCCAATTTTATTCCATGGTCTCCGAACACCATATTAAAAATATACGACGTTCCGGAGCTTAAACATCCCAATAGGAATGCGTTTGTTAAATTATAGTCAAAACTAAATAGTTCTGTTAAGCTATTAATTCCAAAAAGAAAAATACCAACCCAGAAGCCCACGCACATTGGACATTTAAATAATTCTCCTAATCTCCCGCGTGTTGGACGAACTAAGTTTAGGATGCTGCCATAAACTAATATTTGAGTCAGCCCATAGGCACAGAGAATGAAATATATTAAAGACATGCGGTTAGCTCTTAAATTCTATAAATACTGGAGATGCCATAAGGCTTCATACCGGGTCGTAATGATCCCTTTTGAGCATCATGTCTTTCCGGATCGAACTCGGATGAGTCCTCTGGTCCTGGGTCGGCTAATCTCTCTTCTTCTGCCTTTTCAAAAGCCTTCTCAAATTCTAGATATGGTTTTTCTTCCTCTAGGAACTTGCCAATGCCGAAAAGCGCAACTTGAGTAGTATTATACTTATTGCTTTCTAGAATTTTGGCTTCCATGGAAGAGTATACATTTCCGCCTTGGACAGAATCTTGAGATACGATTCCATTTTTAAACAAGTAGGAAAAAAGACGGTTCTGGGCCTCATATACATCGTCGCCGAGAACGTCTTTTGCAAACGTTACAATTTTTTTGCTAGAGGGCATTAGTACAATATCAATATCTTTGTGGTCAAAAATCAAAACATTTCCGTCAAGCGTACGGCGTGCCTTTAAATCCATCTTGATTGATGCATCCGGCTTCTCATGCTCGTCTACTGTAATTCGGATTACTTCTCTTTTAGGTTGTGATATTTTAATATTAATTGCCATTGTTATTAATCTCTTCGGCTAGGTGTTGTATTTTAAGTATCTTTTTAATTAATTTAGAATCAATAGTTTTATTTTTAAAATCGTCAATTGTTTCTAATAATTTTGAAGTCTTCTCTTGTAGCATATTATCCTCAGCAAAATCGTTGCTGCTGATAGAGCTTTTAATAGTATTTCTTAACCTTCCTATCTCTTCATTTAAAAATAGCTTAAGCTCGACACCATTATCTACAAAAGATGTAACATATTTATTTAAAAGATTTTGTTGTTGTTCTGATAGGTTTTCTGAATATGTTTCATTAAACTTGTTAATGAAAGTATTAAGCACGAGCTTATCTGATGGCACCTGGGCAACAGCTTTTTGCTCTTCCTCTTTAATAGAGATATGCTCACAAATTGAATTTTCAAGAATAACTTTTTTCTTAGGTGCAAGCTTTGTATTGAAAATCTGATAGAGCGTTGCTAGATTTTTGTAGTTCGGCACAAAGTTTGAAAAAGTGTCTTTTGATAATTCTTTATTCACTACATTTATTAATGCACTCTGTTCTACAAAAATCTTCTCTTTGTCTAAGTTTGTGTGTTGAGACTTCGCCTCTACAATAACCTTTTCGGCCAACTTAGACTCAATGCTTTCGTTGTCTAAGACGCTTTTGTAAATTTCAAGCTCTTTTGAAAGTTCAGAACCCTTTTGAAAATGCTCTTTTATGATAGCCAAAACCTTTTGTTTTCTATCCATATCTTTATTGATGACTGCTTTAGTCATCTCTCTTACTAAACTTTCAAAAAGAAACGCTGTGTTTCTCTTCTTATTGTGCTTCAATTTCATTTTTTAGACTCCAGATCTTTAATAAGGGCTTTAATATCTGTATTTAATTGGAAAATTTTCTTTTCCTCATCATTATAATTAGGCTCTTGATTTTCAAATAGTCCCTTTGCCGTATTTCTTAAAGGTTTAAGGCCTGGGAATTTATAATCTTTACCTGTCATTGTAGGTACGCCGGAAGTTGATAGATAGTTTCTCCGGCGGCCTTGCATATCGTTACCGTACTTTGTTTTAGCACCACCAGTTCTAGGGCGGTCTGGTATATACCATTTGCCCTTCGACTTATCTGTTGTAGATGCTACATTAACTCCAAATACATTTTTCTTTGTGACCTTCATTGGATCATCTGGACTGTCACGTTTAGCTGGCGCGGCGAGGAGAACATCATCGGCACCTGCCGGCTCTTCGGCTCCTGGCTCTTCAGCAGCGAGATCTTCTTCTCCACCTAGCTCTTCGCCGCCCAGGGCGCCTAGCTCTTCGCCGCCAAGATCACCAAGGCCTCCAGCGGCGCCTAGGCCCAAATCATCGCCAGCTTCGCCTTCTGGCGCTGTGATCTCTTCAATTGCTTTCTCTAGTGAAGCTTCAAACTTCTTATCGTAGAACATTTCTCTCTGCGATCGTAAGAATTGCTCTTCAGATAGATTAAATAGGTGATCGGCGACCCAACGCTTACTGAAGTATCCTTCTGTGGCCGTGCTAGCGACTTCGAACTTCGTCCTCCAATGCTCTAGCTCTTGTAGTTCAGCTAACTTTGATGGATTGTTTAACTGTAGGGTGAATGAAACTAAGTCGTTTCCTCTATACCCTAATGTGAAAAGATGAATTACTCCGATTTTCTCTAACTCTGCTAAGACTGATCTTTGTAATCTTTGAATAGTTCTAGCAAAACGAATATCTTTTTGGGCTAAGGTTGTCTTATCTTCTTCTGCACCCTCAGATCTAGAAAGGTAAGAAGCAGGAACCTTTAAGGCTGCAAAAAGCTTATCTCTTAAATACTTAATATCGTCAATATCGCCAGTGTAAGAGCCGCCGGCTAGAGTCTCCACCCTTGAGGATGTGTCGCCTCTGGTTGGGATAAAGTAATCCTCTTCCACACTCATTGGATTGTAGCGCAGGTCAACGCGGCCAGTTGTTTCATCAACAATCTGGTTGCGCTTCATTTGGGTCATAACCTTTTGCATGTATTGTTCGACGTCTTGTGGATTAATATTACCTACATCGACGTAAAAAACACGGCGCTCTGGTGAGCGAACAATACGGTAAGCCATCACTGCGTCTTCCATGAGAGTTAACTGGCGCCAAATTCTTCTGGCCGGCTCTAAGATAGAGGTTCCATATGGAGCATACTTATCGTTACCAAGAATTCTAAAATGTGCGATCTGCCAGTTCTCAAAAGTTAACCCGCCTGAGTTCCACTGGTACTGTACATAATTTGGATTGGTTCTGTCCTCACCTTCTAATCTTTCGATCTCATTTTGAGGCAGGCCCATCGCATGCTTAATACCTTGTTCCTCGTCAATGTCTAGATATAAGAAAAAATCTCCAAACTTGCACATAGAACGACACCAGCCGAAGAGATTAAACTCCAAATTAAGAACATTATGGTATAGGTTGTCTAAAACTGTCTTAATTTCTTCATTAGCGCACTTAATATGAAGCATATCTTGTAGACCGCTGCAGGTAGTCATCTCGTCCGCATATATATCCATGGCGGAGGCGATCTCTGGGGTGTATTCCATTTGATCAAAGTCGATGTACCGCTCTACGCGGCTCTGTACCGACATGTAGTTCGTTGTCATCGAGTCGTAAGGGTTATACTCTTCCTTTTTGAAGGATTGACCAGACGCTGACTTGAATTTATGGTGATCTAGTTGTCTTCTTTGGAATCGTCGGGGCATTTGCCTCCGATAATTGACAATTGGTCCAGATAAAAGCCTAGTTAGCTTTCTGAATAGTTTATTTTCTGGATTACGTGGGTTGTTTTGCTTTTTTTGGTCAGCCATTTTTTATCCTTTTAAAATCCAACTAAACTGTTGTTGTTGTTTTATTTTATCACTTTTTGCAATTGGTTTATAGCCAACTTGGCCAGGAATTGCAGTATTAAGCTCTGTTTTAACTCTCGTCATAGTGCTTAAAAAAGCTTTTTTATACTCTAAATCTCTTTGATTAACTTCCAAAGCCGTATCCCTAACCCAACAACCTATAGCTAGAGCCATAACCAAGTCATCATTATACATCCTCATAGCTTCGGGGCGACCATTGTTCCAGACAAAAGTCTCCAATTCACTAAATAGTCTGGCGGAATATATTGTAACTAGTTTATTTCTAATGAATTCTTCCATTTTTGCTACAACTAGTGGTCTGGTCTTAGA